GTGTTGCTAATCAAAAATCTAGCGCAAGAGGTCGTTAATATGGCAACCGCAAAGAATGTAAAACCTACTACCAAGAATAGCCCAGCTATTCGCACTGGTAAAGCCCCTTACGATAAACCTGCAAGTGATTATGCTCGTCCACACACAATGGATGGCAAAATTATTAATGGAAATGAAGTCATGGAAATGGGCGATTTTGCAACTGAAAAGTCTGCTAAAGAAGCTAACATTAAAGATCCATTACCAGCAAGCTCTGTGGGCTGGGGTAAAGGAACAACAAAAGAAGATGGTCAAGAAACTCGTGGAAATGGCGCTGCTACTAAGGGTCGTATTGCTCGTGGACCGATGGCTTAATAAATGAACTACGAAACGTTATATAACAACATTCAGACTTACGCACAGACGAGCGAAAGCACGTTTGTAGCAAATATTCCGTTCTTTGTGGAACAGGCTGAAACACGCATATATAACGCAGTTCAAATTCCATCTCTGCGTAAAAATGTTACGGGTAATTTGACAATTGGAAACCAGTATTTAACTTTGCCGTTTGACTGGTTGGCAACCTACTCTATTGCCGTAGTTGATAGTAGTGGTAATTACACCTATTTACTTAATAAAGATGTGAACTTTATTCGTGAAGCTTATCCCAACAATAGCACGACAAGCTGGACTTTACCTAAGTATTACGCTATTTTTGGCAGTTCTACTAATAATGTTAATGAATTAACTGCTATTGTCGGACCAACCCCTGACTCATCTTATAGCACTGAGCTTCATTATTTTTATTATCCAGTATCAATAGTTCAAGGAGTAATAGCAGTTTTAAATTCTACATTTACTGGCGGAACTTTATATAGTCCGGGTTTGTATCAAAACGTGGCTTTAACTGGAGGTTCTGGATCTGGAGCATTTGTTGATATTTTGGTTGGCGCAAGCGGTGTTATAACATCTGTTACTTTGCAAAATGGCGGTAGTTTTTATCAAGCAACAGATATTTTGAGCGTTTCCTCTAGTTCTGTAGGGGGAACTGGTTCGGGCTTTTCTGTTGGTATTGCAACTCTTAATAATCCAAGCGGTCAAAGCTGGTTGGGAGACAATTACGACCCAGTACTATTTTATGGTGCTATGCGGGAAGCTATGCTTTTCCAAAAACAAGAACAAGACATTATTAAATATTACGAAGATAAATTCCAAGAAGCTCTTGGAGAAATGAAACGTCTTGGTGATGGTCTTGAGCGTGGCGATGCTTACCGTGATGGTCAAACTAAACTCAAGGTTAATACATAATGCCAATAGTGCAGACTCAAACCACTTTATTCAAAGCCAACATTTTGTCTGGTTTGGAGAACTTTACTTTAACTTCTCCCTATACCTACAAAATAGCTTTATATAACGGAAATGCGAACCTTAATAATACAACCACCGCTTATACCAGTACGAACGAAATTGTTGGGACGGGCTATACGGCTGGTGGACAGGTTTTAACCATATCTAACCCGCCAACACAAGATACCACAAATAACATAGCATATATCTCGTTTAACAACGCAAGTTGGTCTGGTTCGCTTTCCGCAAACGGAGCGCTAGTTTATAATAGCACCACTGGAGCGGCTTGTTTTATTTTGAATTTTGGTAGCACGATTACCAGTTCAAGCACGTTCACCGTTACGTTCCCAACGGCAACATCAACAACAGCAGTACTGACAATTAGTTAAGGAGTTTTACATGGAAAAAGCAAAATTTGGAGACATCAGTACCGCTGCGGTAACTCGTAATGCTGCGTCTGATAACTCCGTAGGGTTTGAGGGCTACTACGATGTAGTTTGCTACGATGCACAAGGCAACATTAAATGGGAAGACAGAGCGCCTAACTTGGTTACCGCTGTCGGCAAAAATGCTCTTTTTGATTATTATTTTGGCGCAACTGGTACAAGTGGCGGCACTTCTTCTGGTAACAACTATCTTGGATTGGTAGGAAGCGCTTCAGCTACTGCAAACTATTTCCCTTCAGATACCATTACTTCACACGCTGGTTGGCAAGAAATTGGTGGTGCTAATGCTCCAGCTTATTCTGGTAGCCGTCAGCAACCTAACTGGACTTCTGCTTCCAATAACGGATCTGCTGCGGGTAGCAATATTACATCCAAAGCTGCTTCTGCTTTAACTTTTACATTTACAAGCAGCGGTACTGTATTTGGTTGTTTTATTAACTCTGGTGCAAGCGCATCTGCAACCGTAGGTTCTACTGTCGGTATTTTATATAGCGCTGGTAGCTTTACAGCAGGAAGTAAAGTTGTGTCTTCTGGTGACTCATTAGCAGTTACTTATACAACTACCGCAACGTCTTAATTTAGGAGCCAATTATGGCTTTAGTATTAGCTGATAGAGTACAGGAAATAACAACCAGTACAGGAACTGCCTCAGTCTTATTGTCTGGGGCAGTGAATGGTTATCAATCATTTACCGCTGGTGTTGGAAATGGTAATACTTGTTATTACACCATTTATGACAATACATCCTTTGCATGGGAAGTAGGCATTGGCACATATACAACATCACCTAATACTTTAACCCGTAATACGATTCTGTCTTCAAGTAATAGCGGTTCAGCAATTAATCTTGCTGGTAATACTGCGGCAGTATGGGTAGATTATCCATCAGGAAAATCTGTTTATAAAGATGCAAACGGAAATGTATCAGCAAATAGCTTTACTCCCGGATGGACTTCAAATACAACTGCATCGGCTACAACAACTTTAACCGTAATAAGCTCATATTACCAAAGATTTGTTGGTACATTAACGCAAACCGTTATTCTTCCTGATGCTACTACAGTATCTTTAGGTCAAGGATTTATTCTTGATAATGATTCAACGGGCAACGTAACGTTATTAGCAAACGGTGGTGGCGCTTTGGGGGCGGTTGTACCGGGCATGGCAGCATTTATTTTTTGTGAAAACAATAGCACAGCGGCTGGTAGCTGGTCTGGTTATATGTTTGTGCCGGGCGCAGGACCGAGTGGAGCTGTAACTTGGGGTACATCTGGTTTAAATATGGGCGGAGGAACTCTTAGTGGGGCTACATGGGCTGGCAGCACTATTTCCATGACTTATGGTGGTACTGGAGCTTCTTTGTTGCCTACTGCTGGAGCATCTGTTTATTCAACGGGCACAGCTCTTGCCTTAACTGCTGCTGGAACTTCTGGTCAATTATTAACATCTGGTGGATCTAGCGCTCCTACATGGACATCGGCTTCTACATTGACGGTAGCAGCAGCTACTACAGCATCAAGCGTGACAGGCGGATATGTAGTATCTGTTTTGGCTGGAACTGGAATCACTACAGCAACAACTACTGGATCGGTAACTGTTTCTGCTGCCGCTACTGGCGCAACCGTTACCCCAACTACAACAAACGCAACATTTTATGTTGTTGGAACAACATTGACTTCTGGTACGATGTCAACCGCATCAATTTCTCAAACTAGCCCAGTTTCTTATAATGCGTCTACTGGGGCTTTGAGCGCAGTATCCCATGTATCATCATCTGATGAAAGATTAAAACAAGATATTGAAACGATTCAAAACGCATTAGAAAAATTAGAAGCTTTGCGTGGTGTTTCATATTTAAGAAATGGAAAATTTGAAATTGGTGTAATAGCTCAGGAAGTAGAAAGAGTTGTTCCAGAAGTAGTCATTACGGACGAATCAAAATATGGATATAAATCAGTTTCTTATGGAAACTTGGTTGGTTTATTAATTGAAGCCGTAAAAGAATTATCCGCTGAAGTTAAAAAATTAAAAGGCGAATAATGTTTGGTTTTAATTCATTCGCTTCCGCTCCATTTAATTCATTTGTATCAAACGTTTATGGTGCAAATATTATAGAAAATATTTCATCAGAAACAGATACTGAGGCGGTAATTGCTACTTTTAATAGTGTTATATCGGAAACCTTTTCTGTTAATGAATCTGAAACACAACAGCAAACTTATGCTGTTGCGATAGCAGAAGCTATTAGTAATTTTGCAGATATTAACTCAGAAACACAAACTTTTGCCGTTGCTGTATTAGAACAAATTATTTCGGAATCAGATATTGATGTATCCGTACTTGTATATTTAGTTAGCATTAATGAAAATATTGCTGCCGAATCTGATATTGATGCTGTAATTGCTAATTTTACAACCGCAGTAACAGAATCGCTATCTGCTGCAGATTCGCCGTTTGGGATGAAAATTTTTAATACAGTGATTTCGGAAAATATATCAGCCGCAGCAGATAAAGAGTCAGTGATTGCTTACTTTGTCAGTTCATTGACCGACAATATTAATCCAGCAGAATCTGAAACGGTAGTTGCATCGTTTGTTTCTACAGTTATTGAAAATGCAAATCTTGCCGATTCGTCAATTACATCTGGATGGATTAAAATTAATGATAATCAAACACCTAATTGGGTAGTTATATCCGATGGGCAATAAGGATTTTATATGACAACAACATATTCACCATCGCTAAAGCTTGCTTTAATTGGCACTGGAGATCAATCTGGTACTTGGGGTCAAACCACAAATACCAATTTGGGAACCTTATTGGAGCAAGCAATTACAGGTGTAACTGCTATTTCTTTAAGTGGCATAAGTTCATATACTCTGACCAATTTAAACGGCACAGCAGACGATGCCCGTAATATGTGTTTAATTTTTACTGGGACACCAAGCTCTGCGCCAACTATTACTGCGCCAGCCCAAAATAAGCTTTATGTTGTAGTTAATAATACAACTCAAAATCTTACAATGGTGGCTTCTGGAGGGGTAACTTCTTTAGTGGTTCCAGCTTTAACAACAGCACAAGCTTATTGCGATGCATCAAACGTTAGCGGAAGTGGTATAGGATTTTACTCTGCTCAGACTGCGGCTGCTGGAAACTGGAATGTAGGCGGTAATTTGGTAGTTTCTGGAACCAGCACTTTTTCTGGCGCTGTAGTTGCAAGCACTTTAACTGCTACCAGTATTTCTGCCACAACCATATCGGCAACAACAATTAATGGCACAATCTCTGGTACTGTAGCCGCAGCAACAATTGCAAGCCAGATTGCAAATACTGGCGGCTGGAATGTTACTCCAACTGGCACTAAGCTGTATTTTAACTACAATGGAACCAATGTTGCCTCATTGGATTCTTCTGGAAATTTGATTACAATTGGCAGTCAAACTGCTGGTGGAACACCTTAATTTAGGAGCAATATAAATGGCAATTACACAATCAGGTACCTCGATAACCTTTAATGATTCTACGACTCAAACTACAGCCTATACGGGTC